AAAGCAAAAAAATCTATATGAGAAAACAGAGAAAAATATAAAGAAAATGGTGAAATAAATCAAAGTTTATTTGCGTTAAAAGAATGTATTCGTTCATTGGTAGATGAAAAACCACATGTACCTTATCGTAAATGTGAATTAACAAAAATGTTACGTCAATCTTTTGAACCAAGTTCCAAGACTTATATTTTATCCACTGTTTCGCAAGATGTTTATAATTCACATACTACTATTGATGTATTAAACTATATTACTGACATGAAAAAAATAAAATGTGTTCAAAAAAGACAAATGCCAAAAATTCCTCGACCTGTTCCAAAACCATTACAACCGTTACCTTCTGTCCAAGAAAATTATATGTTGGGTAGTCCCAAATACAATATGATAAACTCTCAAAAACATGTTTTACAAAGATTAAGTAATATGGAAACAAATGTGTTAAATAAAATATTACATCGAAAAAGTTCAAAAGACTTGTTTGATAATTACATGGAAATTTTAGAGAAAAAACGGAAACTGTTGATGAATGAATAATATTATAAACATATTTAAATATAATTTAAATATTTTATTTACATGCCTTCCAAACAACAAAAGAAAAATGACAAGGCCGAGCAGCGTGAAATAGAAAAACAAAAGCAACAACAACTTTTACAAGAAGAACAATCATGGGAAAAGGGAACAAATAAACGCGCTCTTTCCAAAATCCAACAACAAAACGAAAAACAAGAAGAAAAAATGCGAAATGCAAAAGAAATGAAGGAATTATTAGCTGCGGAAGAAGAATCTCTTGGACCTGGCAAAAAATCGAAATCAAAAAAAAAGGGCGATGATTTTGAATTATTGAAAACTTTAGCAACTTTACCGAAATCAAAAGCTCAGAAAGAAAGAGAGGAAAAACTTCAAAAAAAAGAAGAGCAACGTAAGTTAGAAGAACAAAAGAAACTTGAAAAACAAGAGTTAATGCAACAACAAGAACTCGAAGAGAAAAAGTTGTTGCAAAAAGGTATCGTAAATAATAGCGATATTTATATTCCAAATCAAAATAATGACGAAGAATCGAACTATACAGGTTCGATTGATGATGCATTGGATTTATTAAATGAAGACGAAAAAGACCCAAAAATCAAAGATATATTTAAAGAATTTTACAATATTCAATTTTCAGTATTAAAAGAAGAACAACCTGGTCTTCGTTTAAATCAATACAAAGAACGTATTTATAAATTGTGGAAAAAGAGTCCGGAAAATCCGTATAGCAATAAATGATTTAGAATTTTGCCAATAGAGTAACATAATGTTTTTCATATTATGTTTCTATTTTTTATGTGTTTCTAGTTTTCGCCATTCTCGTCTTGTTTTGCTGCCTGGATATGGTTGTTGCAAAAATGATTATCGAGATTTTATAAAAAATGGGGAAAAACTGGAGATTGCTGTAGATGTTGTACCTATTGAACGTTGGGAATGGTTGAAAACAACTCGAGCTATGTTTGGATTAAATTATTGGAATTATCAATGCGAACCATATGAAATGTTCGATTGGTATTTACAAAAGTCCAAGAAAACATTGTTTGATTCTGTTGCAAAAAATAACGGAAAACCGGTTATTTTATGCGGTCATAGTGCTGGTGGATGGTTAGCTAGAACATTGATGAATGACGGTACTATATATGATAGCATAAATAAAACAAATACTTGTATTTCCAGTTTGGTTACGTTGGGCACACCGAATAAAGTATCTTTATACAAAGAAAATACACGGGGGTGTTTGCGTTATGTAAATACAAATTTTCCTGACTGTTTTTTGCAAAATCAAAATATACACTATGTTAGTGTTGGGTCAAGTGTCAAAAGCATTTCTATGAAAGAAACATTAGATTTAAAAGATCAAATGATAAAACAGTCGTATCAAAGTATTCTTGGACATACATCGGAAAATATTGTTTCCGGTGATGGAATCATTCCATTATGTCACACTTTTTTGGAAGGATCTATACAAATTACTTTGTTTGATGTATATCATTTTCAATATAAGTCCAAGAAATGTTATTGGGATGAAAAAGTTATGAAAATATGGTTAAGTGCGTTAATGGAATTGTCGTCGTTGCCGTCTGCTAGAAACAACATTTGAATATAACATGGCAAACAATAAAGATGAAACAATGATTATACCAATACCTAGTTCGACAAACATAGTTATAATAATTAACTATTATTTTATACGCAAAATTTATGGATTTGAAAAATTATAAGTTCTAATATAATGGATAATACGGAATTTCATGAAAAAAAAAATATGAAATTGAAACCTATTGTAGAAACAAATATTATTTATGATTGTAAAATGTGTTCCAAAATAAAACAACATATATTTCAATGTCATACATGTAATTCTATTTATTGTGATCAATGTTGGGATATTTGTTCTCATTGCATTCACTGCAAATGGAAATTAAATAAAAATATGGTGATTGATAAAACACCAAAGCAAACATGCTCTAGTACTTTTAGAAAAATTATTAAATGTATATGTTTTTTATAAAATTAGTTAGTTACATAAATTCTAGATGTCGAACTTGCAAAGATGTATTGATATAAAACATAGGTTCCGATTACCACGACACATAATATAAATATTCCGCCTTCACTCATTAATATAATATAATTAACTTTAAAAATTTGCTAATTATATTATGTTTTTACTTAGAGACCTCCTGGGAAACCTACCAAATTGGCACCAATACCGAAACCGGCACCACCACGGGCAGAAGATGCCATTGTAGGAACAAAGACGTCCAATACAGCAAAAGTTGCTGCTGCTGTTAATGCAATTACAATTACTTCTTCCATCTTAAGAGATTGCTTAGGGATAGCATATGCAGCAATGGCTACCATGAAACCTTCAATCAAATACTTAAGAGCACGCTTTACAAGTTCGCTAAAGTCAAACATACCGTCCATAATATTATTATAATATAATGATCGAAAAAAAAAATTCATGATTTATTAGATTATTTACTAAATTACTTAAACACAATATTTAACTATTATTATAAATTGCTAAATGAGTGATTCACTTAGTTTCGAACGTAAAACTTTGCCAGACGGAAAATCGAATCCAAAATATGTTGATGTATTGGACGAAGATAGTGCTATTGCAGGACAAAAATTCACATGTATGTCTTTTTTGTCGCCAGAGAAAATTCTAGACAAACGTGAAATCTTTTTGTTTGATCGTTTTGTCGAGCAATGGGAATTTACTAAATCTATGACCAAATTTGGCGATTTTATTAATTTTATTTCATACAAATATAATTTGAATGTGGAAAATTTGATGACTGATTACAATGATTTTTGTAAAGAGGAACAACAACGCCTAAAAGAAAGTGGTGTGAGTGATGATTATAAGAATTTTTTGGACAAGAATGAGGATAAATTGAATGAACAATTTTCTCGCGAACATGCCTTCCAAACTTCTGTACGTGGTGTAAAATGCCGTGGTAACTTTCCTACACAAGAAGAAGCCGAATTACAATGTAAAAAGTTACGTGAAAAGGATCCCAATCATGATATATTTGTTGCACCCGTTGGTGTATGGTTACCATGGGATCCGGATGCATATAAAACAGGTCGTGTAGAGTTCATGGAAGAGGAGTTGAACAAACTACATCAAGAGAAGATCAAGAACGAGGCCAAGGCTAAGGATGAGTTCGAGAAACGTGTCAATGACACAAAACGTAAGGCAATTGAAGAGAATATTATCAAGGCAGAGAAATCAGGTAATGTATTGACCCAAACCATTGACGAAAATGGCAAGTTGATTGGTGTAAAGGAAACAGTGGATTTCGAGAGTCGTGAAGTTGCCAACGAAGACGACAGAAAGAAGCATGAGAAAGAGTTGATGGAAAAAGCAACTGCTGCCGCTAGTATTAAAGAAGAATTGGACGGTCAAGAGGAAGATTAAATCATACAATAAAATATTAGAATAATAATAATGAGTATATTGTTATTATTTACCATTTGCTTTGGGTCTTTTTCACAGTTACTTGCTGACCTGTTCGTTTTTTATTACGTGTTGGATCGAATGCTTCACCCTCATCATCTGAACCCATGTTCTTGGATATATCCCAAAATTCTTTGGATCCCAATTTGAAATCAGGACGATTCTCGGCTTTGTACCAAAATATTTGATCATACAATTTGTTGGATTTGGCATTGTTGTTAATGACTAGACATTCATAATTTTCCGTGGTTTGATCCATAACGGAAGAAAACGACTCTAATGTGGGAAACATAGATGCATAATTTTCCCAAATACGTTTTCGATTTGTCATATATGGTTCGCGCAATATAAAGACATAATCAATATTGGTTCTTAGATTTGGAGGTATGCCTAAAGGATATTGCATCGTAATAATTAACATGATTTTCCAATGACGTCCATTCATAAACATCAGTCGCATCATTTTATCACGAGTCCATGTTTGGTCATAAAGGCAATCATCTAATATAACAAAGGTTCTTGGATCGATGGTACTTTTTTTATACATTTCAATATCTTTGTTCATTTGTTTTAATACTGCCTTTTGACGTCGCAATACATTTTCAATTAGCACTGTCCCGTATTCTTCATGAATAAATAGTTTAGGTACATGTTTTGCATAAAAACCGTTACCGGCTTCTGTTCCGGAAATAACCGTACCAATAGGTATATCTTGATGATGAAATAATAAATCACGAACTAAAAAAGATTTACCTGTGTCTCTTCGACCAATCATGACAATTACTGGACCCTTGTTTTCATTCGCATGAAAAGTAATCCATCTCATATCAAATTTTTTTAATTCTAACGTCATGTTAGTTTGCTATACAAATTTTATGATATTAAATTTATGTAAATTATACGGATTATACACGTTTATTTTTTACTAAAATTCTATTTATAAACGTTATATGTCTAAATTTAAGATTAACTACTATAAACCGAAAGACATTGATTTATCATTTTTATCCCAACAATACGATAAAAATAAAGATACAACTATGGAAGAATCATATAACCCATATAATATTGAAAAATTACAATTATATAATCCTTTGTATAAAATGTTTTTTGATATGACTGAAAAGAATTATTCAAAAATTTCATTAAATCATCAATACCACTTTCAAGATTTAGAAACAATTTATGATAAACATGAAAAAAAAACTATTGCAAAAAAATCTTTCATCAAATTTTCTCCATTATTAGATCCATATCGCTATATGATTGGTAAATATGACGTCAATGATCAACGCATTACAAATATGCCTTGCCTTAATAGTACCAATAAAGAAGTATATCATAAATTATTATCACACCATAACGCTTCTTACATTGATTCTTTTTTCTATTATTTAACCAGTGTTGTATTAAATCATCATAATATTGTTCATGGCATTGATTATTATGGATCTTATTTAGGTGTGCAAGCAAAATATCGCGTTTGTTTGACCGATGATGTAGAATTTTTACGAAGTTCCGATTATTTTAATGATAATATCGGAAAGTTGTTTTATATTGAAGATAGCGATAGCAATATTACATTTAATCCATTTTTGAACATGGAATCGTCTCGTAAAAATAAAAAGAAATTACATGTTTCAGAAAGTGTAATCGAAATTGAATGCGATGAATTGACAGAAGAATACGAAGACACAAACGACAATTCTGATATTGAAACCATATATAGTAAATGTCGTTCGAATTCTAGTAGTTCCAGTTCCAGTTCTAGTTCATCTAATAGCGATTTAAATTACAGTTCAGACGAAGGGCAAGATTCAGGAGAAGAAGAAGACTCGGAGGAAGAAGAGGAGTCTGAAGAAGAAACGGAAGAGGATTCGGAAGAAAGTTCTGATTGTTCTAGTGAAGAAGAGATTTATGGTTATATTCATAATTTTCCTGTACAAATGATTTGTATGGAAAAATGTCAGGGAACATTGGATCAATTGTTTGTCCAAGACGAAATTGATGAAAAAACGGGTGCTTCGATTTTGTTTCAAGTGGTCATGATTTTATTAATATACCAAAAAATGTTTCAATTTACACATAATGATTTACACACCAACAATATTATGTATATTGAAACGGAAGAAGAATTTTTATACTACACATTTGAAAATAAACATTACAAAGTTCCTACTTACGGAAAAATATACAAAATAATCGATTTTGGTCGAGCTATTTTCAAATTCAATGGTAAAATTTATTGCAGTGATAGTTTTGCCAAAGATGGCGATGCGGCAACGCAATATAATTGCGAACCATTTATGAATGAAGATCGTCCAAGACTTGAACCAAACAATAGTTTTGATTTATGTCGTTTGGGATGTTCATTGTTTGACTTTGTAACACATATTGATGAAAAAGACGACGAATTGGACGAATTACAAAAAACAATAGTGAGATGGTGTTTAGACGACAATGGAAAAAATGTATTGTATAAGAAAAACGGCGAAGAACGTTATCCCAATTTCAAATTATACAAAATGATTGCACGTATTGTACATAACCATACTCCTGAAAATCAATTGACCTACCCATTTTTCACACAATTTTTAACCGAAAGTCCAAGTAATCATAATATAAATATTGATGTATTACCAAATTATAGCGAAAAACAAAATTGAATCCTTTTTTTTAAATAAATTATTTGACAATAATTTACTTAAATCATGTTGAAAGCTTATAGTTCAAATACTTATACATTCTTGCATTTTGCAAAACACTTTGATCCAAGTGCATTGCAACGGCGAAAATCATCTGCACCTAGATTCATAAATTACTCCAAACCTACTTCGAAACACAATGATTATTTTCAAAATATGTCTCAACCACCGGTAAAAAAGGAAAAAAGAGATCCATTGAGTGTTACAATTCGTAGCAATGAATCGTTTTCGAATTTGTTTCAACTAAACACTTAAAAACTTGGACTATCTGTAAATACTTGTGTAGAAGCATGGTTTAATACTTTTGTTTCAGTGACTACATTAAAAAAATCTCTAATGGTTGTTTGAAAATGAAAATAAAAATAAGATCCGGCAATAGAACACATTAATACTAACAAACAGTCTCGGACAATGTCTTTTAAGGGTTTGACTTCATCCATGAAATATTTTGTTTCAATGAATTTTGATAAGCAAAAGGAAAGTGTGATAATGGTGGCAACAACAAATACTTCTTCCATATTCCTAAATATATGTTTATCATGATTTTTTGATTTTTTTTACAACGAATTGTTATTTACAAAAATTATATAAAACAAAATGCATTATTTTATATAATATGTGGAATACTATTTTGCTTTGTGCTTTTATATTTCAATGCTTGAGTAATAATATATTTATAAAAAATTTCCAATTACCATTTCAACAATGGAAAAAACAAGTTTGTCACAAAATACATTGCTCCAAAAATTGGACATTCATTCCATACGAATTGCAACCTTATGAAATTGATTTTTTAGTTGTGGTTTAAGGTAATTCTTCGGCTTCTAGGAATATATCAGCACTTTCTATTTTTGTTTCTTTTGGTTCATCCAAAACATCAAACCCAGTTAAATCCATAGTGTCTGTATGGATTTTAATACGTTCATCTTCATCATCGGAATCTTCCTCTTCAGCCATTTTACGTTCCATAGAACGGGCAACACTAATATCTTCCAAACGCTCTAATGTTTTTGGTGCTTCAATTGTTTCTTCCTTGTTATCGGTAGAAATAGCACTATCTAAGTCATTAAATGTAAGTTTGGTGACTACCTTTTC